AGGCACGGCTCTGCAAAAGCTTGATCGTCGGTTCAAATCCGTCTACCGCCTTTCAATACCTGATTTATCAGATTTTAACCGAATGAAAAGCCCTATTTTACGGGCTTTTTTATTTTTTCCTTCGGTTTAAAAATGATAACTTTAAAAATATTTTGGGGCGGATTTGGGGCGAAAACAGAGCAACATCGCTGTCGGCCAGTCAAGTCTATCACTACGGAAAAATTTTAAATTTTTCCATTATAACAGAAAAAATCCCCAGCCAAAAGGCCGGGGTAGATTAAAATTTAAGAAAGATTTTCTCGCAATTTCCGCTGCGTTTGTTTATTTACGACAATTGACCCCACAGATCAATGCGGTTGCCTGCTTCGTCCGTCTGGCCAATCGCTAAGTAATTACGATTGCCAGATTCTCCGACATAAGAAATCCAGCGATAGCCATCGTTTGAGCCTTTAGAGTCGTAATGGACTTTTTCGCCCGGCTGATAAACTGCCACGATTTCACCATCCAAGCTAGGCGTTCGGCGGACATTGATCGGAGCATCGCCAACCGTAAATGTAGCACTTTCAGCAAAGAAAGGAGTTTCATGGTTACTCATAACCTCCTCAATTTCTTCCTTGAGTTCAGCTTTTGGTAAAGCCTCTCCTTTTGGCCGAAAAGCTGTTGGATAAAGTGCCCAATAAGGAAGGGCTTGTAGATCAAATACACCACCACCATCAGGCCCGGCAGCACCACCTTGATTTTGTCCAAGGAACCAACCTTGAGTACCATCGATATCCCCAGCAAAAATGGCAATATGAGAGACAGGTGTTGGATCAGATTCCATAAATACAGCGATATCACCTTCTTCCATATTTTCAACTTCGTCAAAATAGTTTAGCATGCCATTTGTATGTCGCTGCACCCAAATGTCCTTCACATAATACGAATCAGTGCAATTTGCAAACGGAACGCCTAACCAAAGACAGTATTTAGCGTATCCGTCCCAACATTGCCAGCCAAACCAACCGTCAATGTCAAAACCGTATCCAAGGACTTCATCTTGAAATAATTTATATTTACGCATATTATTTTCCTTTCAATTTTTCAAACGCCGCGAGCCAAAAGTAGCCCGCAGCAAAAGCAAACAGAGCAAGCTTCAGTGCCTGCTCTTTTATTCTATTTTTTATCATTTTTACCCGAATTTGATATTTTTTCGATAAACTCTCGAAAAAATGTTGTGTTAATCCCGAGCTTGTCGAAATTTTCCAGAATAGATTTTAGCTCAAAAAACAGATAACCGAAATAAAGTATCTGTAGAGCTCCCAGTCCAATTCCTTCAGGTAGCAAGATAGACAGCGGAATGCAAAAAGCTAGTAAAGCGATACTAGCAATCTTGCGAATAATTCCGTTGATCCCTTCTTTGCTACGAAATTCAATGTTTGGGTTGAGCTTAGCGGCCAGAGTCCCTGTCAGGAAGTCAATAGCCATAGCACCCATGATAAGTGCTAAAGTAAACACAATCAGTTCATCCTGCGTATCAATTAAGTCACGCAAGCTGTGTGACCATTCCAAAACGTCAGCCTGCATTCATCACCCCTTTTTCTCTTTAGGCGCAGCTTCTAGCTCCGCGATAATCGCATCTTCCGCAGCATAGACCGCGTCCTGGAAGGCTTTTTCTTGCGCACGAACTTCACGACGGTTCGCAGCATAGGCATCGGCGTCATTGAGCCATTCAGTGACTGTTGATACACCTTTGTCGTCGATATCCGCAGTCAACGTCTTGACTACTGTGTCGCCAACCTTAACACTTCCGACAAGTTTAGTAGTTTTTGTGATTTCCAAAGTCATAGCTATTCTCCTTTTTCTGTTTCTGGTGCTGCGCTTGTTTCAAGCGAGTTTTCAAACTCTGCATTACGCTCTAAAGCTTGCTGCAGTTGCGCTTGTAGCTCTTCGTTTTCAGCTTCAAGCTTTGCAATTGTTAACGATTTGCTAGCAATTTCGATTGCTAGCTTAGATTGTACTACTTCATTCATATTTTACCTTTCTATCCTACGTTTCGGACAATGTTCCAAGCTGCTTTCCTTGAGTTGATTAAGCTTTTCATAGCCTCAGTCATCGTGACTTGACCGCTTGCTGCGTGGTTTAAGATATCCCAAATCGCTGCTACGCTTGCTTCTAAGCGGATAAACTGCGTCGGGCTATCTGTGTCTCCTTTTGTATTGCGAGGTACGACGAAATGTCGCGCCCAAATTTCCGAGTTTTTGTTCCATGTGCCAGGCGTCATTGTCTGCGACACGACACTAAAATTCCAGCCATCATCACCCTGCGCATGTCTCATGTGATTGTAGTCTCCAAATTGGTATATTTTATCTACACTATTGTTTGAGTTGTTATCAATCACTAGACCAGCGAAAGAGACCGATTTCCAAGCGTTCGTGCCATTTCGATTACTGCCAATGATAGTACGACCGTGATTCTGGCCGTTTTCCTGCTTGTTTTCGTATCGGATGAATTGAGTTGGGTAACCTGCCGCAACTCGCTTGATGGACGCGTCGTCGTTGTAAAACAGCACATGACCATCGTTTAGATTGATCTGCATCGCATCGTTTTGAGCGCTGATAGTCTTACCTTTCATCCACTCGATAAACGCTAACTCGATTTTAGACTTGATAAAATTCACATCTAAACCGACAATCTTATTAGCGTTTAAGTTAACAATGTTAACGTTCGCAGCGTTAAGCGTGCCCGCTGTGATTTTATCCGCTAACATGCTTTCAATCATGGCATTCTTGATGATCCCGTTGTCAATCAAAGCTTTCCCATCCAGATGGATAGACTCGCCTTGGATGCGTACATTCGGGCCAGTAGCGTTGATTTGGCTGATGATATCGCCATTTGAGTTGAGGTTCTGCACTGCCCAAGCATTTGCTATCTGATACTGCACCGTGCGAAGACCAAGGTTCTTTGAGACCTCGACCTGGAATAGCTCGTTAGTCAGAGCCATGCGAGAGACCTTGTCCGTGATTTCCTTTTCTGTCGAGCCAATCAGTCGCTCATAGAGCTTGCTTGTCTCTTGTACACGCTGAAAATCGGTCTGGCTAGCCTTACCAGCTACCTGCTGAGTAATTGTGGTCAACTGACCTTCTGCCGTCCGTTTAAACTCAGCCAGACTAGTCTTAGTATCGTTAAGACTAGCCTCGACTCTGCCGACTTTGTTCAGGGTTTCCTGCGCTGATTGTTTCCAGCTGTTGAAATTCGTCAGCGAGCCGTTGGCCGTGTTGAGGGCGGCTTGCACGTTGGCCAGTTGGCCGTCAATGCCTTGCTTAAACTCCGCCAGCTTGGTGTCTGCGTAGCTCGTTGCATCTTCTGGCGACGGGCTCCAGCTTGTCGCAACAGCACCTAACTCGATTTTAGGTGCGCAGATTTCGACACTTCCAGCACCGCTTTGACCGAATTGGAGTGAGTTAGCCACAACATCAGCAGTAAATGTAAATGAGTACCGCTGCCAATCTCTGTTTGAGATGGCTTGATACAATTTACGATTAGCATCACTGTTATTTGCCCATGACCTGATTAGCAGATTGACTGTTGAGCTAGGACTATCGCTGGCTACTCGGGCATAGCAAGATACGGTATATTTCTGTCCAACCACAAGAGCCATGGCAGATTGCGATAAATCTTTGTTTCCGACCGTGTTGTTTACGACGCGAATCATGCTTTTGATTAGTGGGTTAGGAGAGCTTTTGACAGGAACAACCTGAGCTGTTCCATTTCCTCCGCTTGTCGCTACCCATTTACCTGTTCGATAGTCGCCGCTGACTGGTAGAGTCGCTGAGTTGCGCAAGAGATTGACACCTCCCTCAGCCAACTCCTCGAAGCGTCTGCTTATGCTCCGCACATCCTCTGCGTGCTGGGCTTTGGCTACATAGCCAGCCTCGATAGCCTTGCGCTCGGCAGTCAGTTGACGGGCCGTCTCCTCGCGGGAGTAAGTACGCAGAGCTTCCGTTCTTGTGCCGTCTGCGCTAACGTAGGCTTGGACAGCTGCCAAGTCCATCCGCAAACCTTGAGCTGTGCGCTCGAAGGTCGCCTTAGCCTCTGTGATGAGGCCTTCGGTGTCTTCGGGATTCTCACTGTAATCAGTCGCTAGATTTCCTCTCTCTAACTTGACCCCAGCCAACCAAATCTCGTCTGTCGTACTTCGGCTATTATGTCTAAATAACACATACTTATAGATGCTGGCAGCATCTGCTGGTGCATCTGCGAGCTTGTAAACGACATAATACCTCTGCCAGTCATCAGAGAGCGTAAAGCGACAATTTCCGTCACCAGCCTTTGACACAAGACCTTGACTGGTCGTGCCAGATGCGACAGGCAAAAAGCCTCTCTGGCCGTAGAAAAATGTAGTCATCTCGCCCGTGCCTTTTGCCCAAAAGGACAGGGTATAAGTTCCGCCTAGATCTGGATAAAGAGCATTTTTATACTCTACAATATCCTGATATGCAGAATTAGCGCCTGCATTTTTAAAGTACCTGACTGCGCAATTATTGTAGGTCTCAGATAATAGCTGAGATTGTCCATTGACCCTGTCGAACGCTTTTGTCCTTTTGAGCAGGTTGACTCCGCCAACCCTTAGGCTCGCTAACTCCTCCCGCAGCTTCCCAGCCTCTGCAGTGACCAAGGCCTTATCAGCCTTGTCTTTCGTGGCGTTGACGATTTCCTGATGGATACCGCTTGCCCGAATCTCAAATACGGCTGTGCTGAGCTTCTGGTCCAGCTTGTTCTGCGTGTCGGTCTCTAGGCTCTTGACAGAGGCTAATATCCTATCTGAGAGCAGGTTCAAAGAGCTGCTATCGGCTTTGGTACTAAGTCCCTCTGTTAAGCGCGCTACACCAGCCTCGAGTGAGTCGGCTTTTTGTTTAAAGCTGGACTCAACCGCTGAGACGCGCTCATCTTGGTCTTCAAGGGCTGGTGACCAGTCACCGATAAGATTTCCCTCAAAGAGGGCAGGGGCACAGATTTCAATCCATACTCCCTCTTTGCCTCCGACTTGCGGGCCGTGTCGGCCGATGATGACCGTTTTGGCTTGGTCTATTGCCGTTTGCCTCCATTTAACCCAGCACAATTGCCAGTCAGTAGAAAGACGGATGATAGACAAGCCATCTGACGACCTTGATGTGTATCCACTGCTATTTATTGAGGATACTACCGTGTTTGGATTATAGAAATGACATCGCATAGAATAGTCATTTTCGCTAGCTCTCGCATAAAAGATAGCTATATATTCCGTGCCGGTCGTTGAGATGACCGTTCTTTCTACATAGCTATCACGATAGCTGGTTGCTCCTGCAACCGTCCTGATGACCTTAAAGCCATTATATTCGCTAACTGGCTTGTATCTCGCAAGCTCTTTTGTGCCTTTTAGCAAGTTTCTGCGACCTAGATGCACACTCGCAATCTTACTACTCAACTCCGTAGCCGTCAGTACGAGCTCCGACCTATTAGCCTTGCCGTCAGCCACATTGGCCAGCTCTGCCAGCCTTCGTTGTGTGTTCTGCTCGTAGGTTGCTTGAGCAGATTTGACGCCCGCAAGTTCGGTTTTGGTCTGGTTGAGCGCCTGCACTTGCTTGCCGATTTCGGCTTCACCTTGGCTCTGCTTGGTGCGGATAGAGCCCAAGTCGCTTTTCAGGAGGGCTGTTTGGTCGCTCGCCGCCTGTTGCGCACTAGCAAAGTCAGATTTTAGTCGGTCTATCGCAGCCTGATTGGTCTGTTTAGCACCAGCTAAGTCCTGATCGAGCTTGGTGATAGCACCCTTGGCCGCCTCAATAGCTGATGCATTAGCTCCAGCCGTACGAAGGGCTTGGGTGGTTTGCTCTTTCAAAGCTAGGTCACTAGCTTTCATAGCCTTGTCTAGTTTTTCGATTTCGCCCGAAATCTTAGCACGCAAGGCCTCACTGCTAAAAGTGCGTAGGAGTTCTTCCCAAACCTCGCCCGTCCAACGTAACATGATTTTATGTCCCTCATGTTCAGGGTCTGGCTTGTACCAAATATCGTTGATTAGGACTTTTCCGGGGTGTTCCCTAGTCGGGTCTTCAGCTCCATACCAGTTATTATTAAAACCATCTGCAGTCGGCAGATAGTCAGGCAGGTTTTTTACAAAATTTGTAAATTCGTTAGCTACAAACTCATCAATAGCCTTGTCAGCAATCGTCTGAGCTTTGGCTTCATTACTTTCGCCAACTCTGTCGCCTAACTTAATGTCACTTGACTGGTCATTCAAACGGTTAAAAGTGATTTCAAAGATACGGGTATCATAATCTAGCTTTTTGTCATGTCTGACTACTCGAATAGTGTCACCGACTTTTGCACCTCTTAAATAAACGCTTGAGGTCTTTAGAGTCAATTGTGGTCTAGCAGCATCTACTAAAGCTTTGTAAGTTCGCTCAATCAAAATTTCTGGATTTTCTTCCTCTGCAAAATCCACAAAACCAATTTTAGGCCGTATAGAACCGTCGGCATTCTTGATGCCATACAGCTTGGTCATAGCTGGAAGTTCAACGTACTTTTGACCTTTCGGCTTGTTGACTGGTTTTCCACTCGCTGTTGACCAAACCACATCTTCAAAAGTAATTTTTCGGCCGAAGCCATTTGCTTGTTTTCCAGAGTCTTCTGCTGAGCTGACCTGCTCACCTTTTCCACGGCCTATCAAAGCTGTAAAAATATTGGTTCGTTCGACTTCTTGGAGGATTTGCAGGGCGTTATGGCCATAGACTACACGCTTGCCAACCGATTGACCAATCTTTCGCTTGAAATCGATGTACCGAGCGCCTATACGGTTTCCGTTCATCTCAACGAAAAATTGCATCTCTAAGTCCCAGACTTCACACACTTTCTTGAGTGCATCGAAGACAGAAATGTAGTAAAAGTTGGTGCTGTGCGGTGTCGTCTCTCCAACAAAACGAGCCTGCCAGTTGGTGCCAGATAGAAGATCGTTGATGACCTCTCTAGCAAAAGCGTTTTGAGGGCGCTTGTCGAAAACCGGAGATTTTCTCAGTTCTTCAATCCCTGACTGGACACCGATTAACGTTGTTAAATTTTCTGATGATTTTTGAGCAACATAGAAATAGTGGAATTTGTGAGCATCTTCCATGGTCTGAATAGCCATGTATTCCACCTTTTCCAACTCATCATCATTCAGAGCTTTCATCTCGACAGTCAATCGGTCAGACACATAGCGTTCTTTAGTCAGAGAGTATTTTTGGAGGGCGGTTTTAATAGCTGGTTTTCTGATAATTTTGATCAATTTCTCATCTTTATCAAACAAATAAATCATGCTCTCTCATCCCTCCAAACTACTTTTTTTACGCTAGCGTTCTTAGCTGTGATAGTGTCGCCGTTTTTAACAGTAAAAAGCTCAAGCGGACTAAAACGATCTAGCTCACTGAGAATGTTTCTGCCATTGTAAACAGCAGTTACTTCTTCTTGACCAAAAGTCACAATTATGTCCTTTCCAGCTACATACGAGCCAGAAAAAGATAATACTTTCGTGCCGTTGATGATTTGTACTTGGTTCACTGTTCCGGTCGGTGTGACTGTGATGGATTCGGGCAGGACTTCCAGGGCATCCGACAAAGAAACAAGCCCAGTTGAAATCTGAGCCTGCTTTTTCTTATAGCCATCTGGCACAAGGAGAGTGAACTTGCTGATGACAGACAAACTTTTTTCTTCGATGTCGTCAGCTCCACTGAAATAGCCGTAGTAGACATACTCAGGTTCGTCTTTAAAAGTGATTTCGAGAAAGTCGCTGCTTGCGTGAGTTCGCAAGATCTTATTCAATTTCGCAAATTTATCACGCATTTTGGAGCTAGTATCAGCTTCAAGCTTGTACTTAATTTCAAGTTGACGCTCATCGTCTGAAACATCCTCTACCCAAACGCCACGCCGCCCTGGAACTGAGCTTTTTTTGATTGTTTGACCAAGTAAACCTCTTCCTGTTACCGTCAAATGACGATAGCCCTCAACCAATTGATTGAGAGGCACGCCATTGATGGACATATTGTCACTAGGCTCGAAAGCCGTGATATTATTATTTTTTTCTAGTTTTGAATAACCATACATTGCTTTCTCCTTTCTAGTAACTGTCCAAAATCAATTCCATTTCTTGCGCATTCGTGATGTCTTCGGTAAATGCCCGATAGACCGTATTTCCCATTTTCAACACGATATCCGCCGCCTGTTGTCCGACGGTTAACGTGCCGCCATCAAAGGACACAGAAGGGTCATAGGCTGTCAAGCGTCCTAATTCTCCATCAACTGCGCCAAGCTCACTCTGTAAGCTGCCAGCAATGTCTTTGCCGGCAAAAGCGTCAATAGCTCCTTGAGCCATGTTTCCGACTGTTTTTGCGACTTGGCCAGCTTTATTATTAACACCGATGATAAAACCTTCGTCTGTGTAGATACCAAACTGCTTAAACACCCGGGAAGGCGAATGGATGCCTAAAAGACCTTTCGCCCAATCTATAGCGCCTCTCACCGCGCCGCCTACCGCATCTATAAGCGCTCCTGCTGCATTTCTAACCCCGTTGACAAAGCCCATGATAAGGTCTCTACCAACACTGATTGCGCTACTGATAAAGTTTCTTGCAGCGTTTACTGCGTTGTCAAAACCGCTTCTGACAGCCGATACAATCCTTGGTCCAGCATTCGTAACCGTGCTTACTAGATTGTTCCATCCGTTTGTAACGGTGGATTTGATATTTTCAATCGCGTTCGAAATAGCAGATTTGATATTGTTCCAAGCATTTTCAGCTGCTGACTTGATATTGTTTAAGGCATTTGAAATGAAGTCCTTGATAGCATTCCAAGCTGTTTCGATGCCGCTCTTGATTGCGTCCATCACAGTGCTAATAGTGGTTTTTATAAACTCCCAAGCTGCGCTAGCTGCTGTTTTAATTCCGTCCCAAATTCCTGACAAGAAGGCCACAATAGCATTCCAGATTTCGCCTGTTTTGGTCTGGATAATCTCCCAAGCGTTTGAAATAGCTTGTTTGATGAGATCAAAATTCCCGGTCACCAAACCAACGATAGTCAAAAGGATTGCTGCGAAGACCGCTTTGATAATTTCCCAAGTGGCAGACCAAATGGTCGAAATCGTATTCAAGATTGTCTGGATAGTGTTCCAAATAGTTGTCAAAACAGAAACAATCGTTGTAGAAATAGCTTCCCAAATCGGCGCGATAACCGCAGAAATCGCATTCCACACCGCATCCCAAGCGGTCTGAATAGCAGTCATGATGTTTTGGATAACCTCTCCGACAGCTGTGATAGCATTACTGATGGTTGTTTTGATCCATTCCCAAATTGGGGTCACAACCGACATGATAGCGTTCCAGATTGCATCCCAAATTGATTGCAAGAAAGCCATGCCAGCTTGCAGGATTTGAACTAGACCATCCAGAGCAATCTGTACCAGAGATTTGATGCCTTCCCAAATCGTTCCAGCGACTCCTTTGAGGGTCTCCCACGCTCCAGACCAGTCTCCATTCATAACCTGCATTACGGCCTTAATGATACCTAATACAACGCTTAAAGCCGTCTGGATAACGGTTTTAATTACATCCCAAGCGGTTTTTACGATAGCAACAATGAGATTCCACGCCGTTTCAATGATTGGTGCCAAAACATTCATAACCGTCTCGACTACTTCTTTTATGGCGTTCCAGACCGTGCTTGTTGTGGATAAAATCAAGTCTTGGTTTTCGTTCCACCACGAAACCAGCTGACCAAATAAATCCATGACAAAAGACACCACAGCCTCAACCGCTGAGCTGATTGCTGTCTTGATAGCTTCCCAAGCTGCATTTACCTTGTTTCGGAATTCCTCGCTAGTGTTGTAGACGCCGACCAGAACTGCAATTAAACCAGCTATAACAGCAACAACAGCTAGAAAAGGGGCGCCCAAGGCTGTTACCGCGCCTACTAATTTCGCAAAAGCAAGACTCAAGGCGCTTCCTCCGCTGTTTAGCAAGGCGAACCAGCTGCTTACTTTAGCAAACACACCTCCGATTGTCGTGATGACCGAAATAAATTTCCCAACACCGGCAACAAGCCCCCCAAGGACTGTCAAAACAGGTCCTGCTGCTACCACGATAGCTCCAAGCCACTTTTGCCAAGGCGCTAGCGGTAAATTATCCCAAATTGTCCCAAGGACCCGCACCACATTGTCTTTAAACGTGAGGACGGTATCTTTCAGGCTTTCCATCAACGCTTTGATGTCCGCTTCGTTGTTCCCAAGGCCGGCCACGAGGTTCTGAGCCGCTGCTTTCATGGCTGCGAATGAGCCTGACACGGTCTCACTAGCCTCCTTAGCGGTCGTTCCGGTAATTCCGAGGCGGTCTTGAGTAATTCCGATGGCCTCAATCAAAGTGTGGAAAGGAATGTCTTTGACATTTTCGGCTGTTGCTTCAAATTCGCCATTTAAAACACCTGATTCGTTGACCAAACGGGCCATTTCGCTAGCGGTTCCCCCGTAACCTAGCTTCAAATTGTCCAGCATTGTGTAATTATCCTTAGCAAATCCTTGATAAGCGTTTTGGATGTCGGTCATGCTGGTACCCATTTTGTTTGCGTTATCTGACATCTGTATGATGGCTTTATCTGCATATTGCGCAGCTTTGGCAGTATCTCCTCCTAGACCTTGTAACAAGGTTGCTGAAAAAGATGTAACTTGCTCCATGTACGAATTAGCCGAAACCCCAGCTGTTTTAAAAGCTTTATTGGCGTTTTCAATGACGTTGGTGCCGTCATTTGCCATTGTTTGATACAATTTTCTGGCTTCTTCTCGGGTCATCCCGTACTCTTTTGCAAGATTGTTTACGCTTGTTCCGTTTTGCTTAAAGAGCGTTTGGACACCTCCTAAGCTTTGCTCAAGATCTGCAAAAGATTTCACGACACCCCCAACCGCTCCAACGACTGGAGCAGTGAAGCCAGCGGTCATCCCAGCACCGACCTTCATCATGGAGCCTCCGATAGCACTCAAGCTACCGCTGATCTTGTCAAAGCTCGAGCCAGACTGATTTTGGAGGCTTTGAAGAGACATTCGAGCCTCTTTAAGACCATTTGCGAAGTCTGATACATTCGCTTTTAAAATCGCCGTGACATCAAACGTTGCTCCCATCAAAATCCTCCTTTCTCATCATGATTAAGCCTTCTATTTCGGTCTGCCATTGTCAGACCTTTTTTGTTTTCTTTACTCTCGGTCCGAAAAATTCTTTCAAATTCTTCTTTTCGGTTGTAGAAATCATCAAAGGTTTTAAATGCAGACCTGACACTTTTGCCGCTACCTTTTGTAGCTTGAACTCGTTGGTTCATCCAAGCTTGGATTGCTGCATTATATCGCTTATCTTCCTGTTGTATCGCATAAGCTAGATTGTAAATCTCGAACTCGACAAGCGTTGTTCTTGCCGCTTCTAAAAAGCTCATTCCATGCCTTGCAATCAGCAAAGCGATAGCCTCGTCATATCCAAAATTTGAACCCGAAGCCCCTTCTACTCTGCTAGGTTCATCGCTTTTTTGAGCAGGGGTGACGCTTTTAACTCTGTGACAATCGCTTTGATTGTTTCGTCGTATTTGTCATTGATGATCAAGTCTTCCAGAAACGCTTCAATGCCTTCATTGCTTGGTTTCTTGCCTTCTGTAACCGTCCCGGCTTTGATAATATCCACAAAAGCCATCGGGTCGTTAAGTGCTTGTCCAGCATTAAAGAGAGTCATTGCTCCGTAGCCGGTCTTCATACCTTCCAATTCCGCAGAATGGAGTCGGTTCATTTCGCGCAAAAATCCAAGACCAAATCGCAAAGTATAATCACGTCCGTCGATGTGTAAAATCATATTTTCTCCTCTTTCAAAAAAATAAAAGGGGTGTTTAACCCCTTTAAAAATTATTAGACTGAACGACCTGCAGCAGTCGTTTCTTTGGCAAGCGTATGGTAGTCGTACTGCGCTGTTTCGACAGCTTTCTTTTGAGAGGCTGTCAGCGAGTCGGTGTGAATGATGCCATTTCCGTCAATGGCCATTTCGTAAGATAATTCAATCTTATCGTCAGCCGGAGCGGAAAGTTCAAAGCTCTTGAAGTAACCTTGGTAGTATTCCACGTCATAAATTTCTTTCCCTCCGGACTGGCGCACGCTGCCAAGGTCAACAATCCAACATTCAATTTTTTCATTGTTTGCGAACCATTTCCGCATTTCCTTCCACATGTTGACTGTATCGCCGTCTTCACGATAAGCAAGTGATTTAAACTCACCACTTGTTTCGCCGTCAGAAATCGAATTTACCACACCGTCCTTAGTCTTTGTACTTTCAATCTCTTTTTCTGGATTGATTGTTAGCTCGACCTGAAAGCGGACCTTTCCTGCATCCTGCTTTGCTTGGTCTTTTAATCGTCGGAAAAACACTACATAGTCTTTTCCTAGCACTAATTCTGCCATTTATGTCTCCTTCTTTGTATAATTAAAAGTAACGTCCAGCGCAATGTGAAGCAAAGGCTGGACGTCTGTGTTATCTGGTATGACTTGTTTTGAGGTCGAAAGATGAGCTAACTTATGCTCATATCCATCTTTTAGCAGCTTCACCGCTCCTTCCAAGTAAGCTGAAATCTTGTCTAAACGAGCCCTGTGCTCTCTTAAACCGTAGAGATGGATTGTCTGCCTTACCATCCCTAAAACATCGTTATTAGGGATGTCAGAGCCGTTGCTCTCTCCCAAATAAACAAAGGGATATTTAGTCTCAGCATCTGGTAAATAGTCGTATGTATCGACCCTTACGTTGCAGAGCGAGAATAAATTCCTGAATAAATCATGATTTGGGGTCACCTAAAAGCTCCTTTCATCACTTTTGTCATGTCCTTTTGGAATTCAGGTTGAATTTGCTCCAACATAGGACGAAAATGGGGCTTGCCGGGCTGAAATCTGGTGCCGTATTCCTGATAACCATCATAACCAGCTTCGCCGTGGATATGAGCTTCCATTCCTGGATAGGAAGTGGTGATATGGTCTTTCAGAAATCCAGTATCTCTGGGCGCTAGATCTCTAGCGATTTTCTTTCCTTTTTCGCCGTTATTTTTCAAAACCTGCAAGGATTGCTCAACTGCTTTTGGATGAGCGTTGCTGATGGTAGCCGTAAGTTTCTCTATTCCTTGCCATTTGATTCCCATGCTAACCACCTACCTTTTTGAGCCTGACAGCTCCCTTGATAGGGGCATCGATCTGATCCATAGGGACGTATTTGCTGCCGTCATAAATAGCGGTAGCAAAAGGCTTCTGTGCCTGCTGAAAGCGACAAATCATGACTGTATCAGTCTGATTTCCGTAGTCTTTAAAGACTCTTGCTTGACGAATGAAGTTGACCAGGCAGGGCACAACCTCTTCTTGACCTTCAGCAGCCTCATAGCTATCCGTTTCAGGATTGTATTTTGGCGCTTCAGTCGCTCTAATAAGGGTGATCCGGTGCGGTGTCTTCATAAAAACACCACCTTTCCCCTCTCTCTCAGAGAGCCATCCAGGCCAAAATCTTTGTTTAAAATGGCCATATAAGGCTTAAACAAATTATCCCAATCCTGATAAGTCACAGAATAGCCATCCACGGTCTCAGAAGTCACGCCCTCAGACCCTTTACGTCCATAAAGTTTATAAACAACATTTTCAATCATAAAATCGTATTTCTGATCAATCTCTGTTGTTCCTGTCAGACTTTTAAAGTAGCTTTCGGCATCTTCGACCAGGTCCTGTAACAAGTCATTTTCTTTTGTGTCGTCGGGAGCAATACCCAGCCGACGCTTGATTTTGGCTAGCTGAGTATTATCCATATCTATTCTCCCTCAGCGCCTTCGAGTAGGGCTTTCAATTCGTCCTTAGTAGCACGAGAACCATACTTAATACCAAGCTCGTCAAGTTTAGCCTTGAGTTCTTTCACGCTTGGATCAGGTTCAGCTTCAGGAGCTGCTTCTTCTGCAGGAGTTGTTTCTCCCTCAGCGCCTTCGAGAGCAATAACTCCCTTTTCAAGCAGCTCCTTGATTCGATTGTCAGAGACCGTCAAATCTGCGCGCGGATAAACTTCGCCCGTTTCGTACAAGCGGTCATTATCCTTTGTATCGATAATGTTTGTGGTTACAATGTAAGTCATTTACAAGCTCCTTTCTAAACGTTTGCAGCGTCTGTCAATTTAGCGAATGCATCTGTCTTCGTGATCATGACTGCGATGTCCATGGTTGCACGAATGGCGATCATTTCTTGCTCGAACAAGTTGACAGGGGTTCCGTCTGCATTCTGAATTGTTGAGATTTGGCCTTCTTCCGAAATCTTATAGTTGATGTTGTAAGGTACACCGTAGATAAGATTGTCAAAGTTGCCAGCGAGCAAGTCACCTTTCTTGAAATTCTTAGATTTCATGTCCACGGTCACGATACCATCAAGTTTGTTGTTTTCTTTGTCGTAAATCGTCTTCTTGTCGCCGTCGCGAGCTTCACGAAGGGCAGAGCGGTTTGATACACGAGATACAAACGCATTGATTTCAACATCGCTGTCTAGCAGCTTGTCTTCAAGTTTTAGGATATTTTCAAAATTGATCGGTCCGCCAATAACTTTACTTGCATCTTTGGCAGCTTTTGCAACCGAATTAGCAAACGGTGTTTCATGTCCAAGGAGGCCAGCTTCATCAATTTTGGTGTAGAATGCTTCTACGATCTGAGGTTTCATATCGTTGAAGAACTTTTCCCAAGTGTAATTCAGCGCTTCACGAGAAGCGAGAAGGATGATACCGAGCTTATGAGCTTTCAGCTTAACAGGAATAACTTCCGGCTTGTCTGTCTTGATTTTTTCAGTTTCATTTACCCAGTAAGCAGAAACCCCATCCGTCTGAACGTAGACTGTTTTCTCTTGTTCTCCGTCCATTTCGTGGTACTTGCCAAGCTGCATCACGAGTGAGTTCTTAGAGACCTCTTTCATGATGATGTCCGTAAATTTCTTGTGAAAAGTTCCGTCCTTTTTCTCGGAAACCAGAACCTTTTCAGGGTTAAAAGTTTGTACTGTCATTTATTTCTCCTTTTTTCAGATAATGCGTGAGTCGCGGAAGATTTCTCCGGGACTTTTCGAATCCGAACTACCGAAAGACGATGAAACGCCCGGCGGTTCGGATTGAGTGTATTCAGCTTTAATTTCGCTGATGATGCTTTCAAAGTCAGAAATAGCCTGCAGAGTGCCATCTGCGGTATCTTTAACCACAAAAGAGAGCACTTTTTCATTTACTGGCAATTTTCGGCCAGAAAGCGTCTTGATAGCTTCGTCTGTCAATTCTCGCTTGGTTTGTTCCTTTTCCAAGTTAGCGATTTTATCTAGCAAAGCCTGTTTTTCAGCTTCGGCTTCTTTTTTGCGGTACTCTTCCAGCTCTTTTCCGGTGAGTTCAGATTCCGCTTTATATTTCTCCAAAGCTTTCTCAATTGCGTCTTGCGTTGCTTGTGCATGCTTTTCTTCTGCTTGCTTCAAGCGTCGTTGCATTTCCGCAAGCGAGACTGTCTTTTCGGCTTCTGGCTTAGGCCCTGCAGCACCTTCTCCGTTGCCTGAAGCTTCAGGAACTCCTTGAGGTTCTCCACCTTCAGCAAACATTTGAAGATTACGCAAGTTCATGCGCAACATAGATTTGTATTCTGCCATTTTTGGCTCCTTTCTTTACGCTTTTACGGGCAACCTCCCCGAACTCATGCAGCCTTTAATGTCTTCAGCACGGTTTGGACAAGCAAAAAACCGTACGGGATTCCATACGGCTAGGTTTCTATAAGGATAACTTCACAAGCCACCACAGAAATTCTTTTTACTTCCAATTCACAATCAAGGAAATCGCACGGATAACCTCCGTCTAAATATTCATTGTTGTGACACACAGAAACGTAAGTCTCTTCATCAATTGCTTCACAAAGTTCTTTAACTTTCATTTTCTACACCTTTTCTGAATATCAAAAAACCGCCTCGAATTCGACACGGTTTATAGTGTTTTATAGCAGTCTGTTCTTGTCAGTCAAGATGTTGGATCGCCTCCTAATCTTTAATGGCACGATTTGAAACCTTGGCGTAAACATCCACATAGGTCTCTTTCTTGTCTCCGTTATGCGTGATTTCTGCATAATTTCCACAAGGCTCGCTTGATGTAATTGCGTTCGTACTAACAAGAGCTTTCCAGTTTTGTAAAGTCTTGCTAAACCAAACTACAAAGCAATCTTCTGCTTTGATTTCACGATTTGATAAGCGCGAAAATTCTTGTGATGCCAATTTTTTTGCTTTTTCTAACATTTCATTCCTCCGTTTTTTCATATGTTTCTGCAAAAATATCAGGCTTGCATGGATAAAATTCACCTTGCACGCCTTTGATGATGTAGTCTCCTGCTCTGGCTACCATTACCCCTTCAAGAGTCATAATGGATAAATCATGAGTGTTTAGATCGTAGGGTACGGATTCAATCCCCATAAAAGTAGCGATTTCTTTTACATTTTCGCCCGTCCACTGCACTGCCTCGATCACTACAGGTTTCTTTCTGTATTTCATTTCTTCATACCTACTTCCTGCCAAACCAACTTGACTTTTTCTGTTTGCTAAACGAAACGACAGCTTTATCCAAATCTAGCTTCATTTGCTTGTTGGCAGCTTCTACCTTGTCAAAGCGCTCATTTGTTGCTTTGGCATTATGAGAATTGATGCCTTGCATCTCTTCAATCATCTTGCCTTGCATGTTGACTGTAGCTTTTGGCGCAGATACTTCAGCAGCCAATACAGCATTCTGTCTTTCAATTGCGCGTCTTTTAGACACTTTTTTCTTAATTCGTTTGTTCATTTTAGGACTCCTGTTTCATTGCCGTTTGCCAATAGTAAGATATTGGCTGGTTATATTTTATTTTTGATGTAATATAAAGACTTGGGCTGATGGGTAAACACTTATAAAGCCAAACATATTTTAAGAATTTCAATAATTTCACCACGTTATTCCTCCTGATTTTGGGTACAAAAAAAGCACTTAGATTTCTCTAGGTGCTTGATTGTTTAGTAAGCAAAGTTTAGTTTTGATTTTATATCTTGATAAAGTTTTAAGATTTCAGGAGGAGTATCTTCACGGAAGATAAACTGTTTCTTTCCTGAAATAGTTTTATCGCCAACGATCCAATGACGAATTTGTTTTGTAAAAATCAAAACTTCTTTGCTAGGCATAGCCATTACTTCCATGATAGTACCTCCTTAACTTTATTTAACAGATTTGGGTCTGTAACTTTATCCCCCAATACCCCAACTTCGGCAACCAACTCATTGATGTTATCGTTGTAAAATGCAATAGCTGCATTATCGCTGATGTTATAAAGATAATTGTAGTCATGTTTCAATTGCTCTTTGACATATGACACCAACGGGGAATTTAGTTCAGACATTGCTTGTTCAACATTATTATAACGCTTTTTGTTGGCTTTGTAAAATGCTTTAGCAGAGTCCCAATGTTTTTTATGTGTTAGTTCATGCACCATGGTATCTTTAATGTTTTGAGCAGCAAAATAATTGTCAGATAGAACTTTAGCAAATTCTTTTTCTGAATGAAGCGCATCACTCACAAATAGAATATCCTGCTTATAGTCATACCCAGCAAAACCAGGTAATCTTGACTTTTTTAGAAAAACAACTGTCGGGGTTGGAAAATCATTTAACTCCTTAAGGCTTGATTGAACATTGAAAACAGTATCTCTGATTTTCTTTGTGTTGTCTTGTACCCAAAAATCAAAAGCCGTTCCATTCAATTTCTTTGTTTTAACTCTGATATCATTTCCTACTGTGAAAGAGCGTTGCTTAGCCATCAAGTCCATTGTAAACATATCCTGATTATACACTTTTTTATCATCAGCTTCAACGTTAGCATCCCGAAGTTCATACTCATCAAGTGTACTACCACCCTCTTTGTACTTCATTTCGATATGGCCATAAGCCGAGCATCTGCAGTTGGGGTGCATCGGAAACATATTCACGCCTTTTTCGACTTTAGCAATCGGGATAGCTTTTTGGTCAAGTGGACCGCAAATGTCGCAAGCACCCGGTTCAGCTACGAAAATCATGTGCGTAAAGCCATTTTCTTTCAGCATGGCCAATTGGGTGTCGGCGTTTATCCTGGCTATTTCAGTCTTGAGCAAGCGCTGCGCATTTGCTTTGCTTATCTCGTACTTCTTAGCCAGACGTCCCATTTCCTGCTTGTAACCCATCATATCCGTAAAAATGCGGCTGAGAGAGCTCGAAATCTCGCCTTGCAAATTCGCTTGCAGACCGTTAGAACCCCAAATACGACTCGAAAATTTCTGTCCGTAGAAATCAGCGTCTAAAACACTCTGCATTCGTTTTTTCGCTCCGTTGGATGAAATACCCAAGATACCCGCTTGGCGCTTAAATTCGGCTAAATATTCGTCCCTACGAGCCTTATCAAAGACCTCGTTCACCTCAGTGGTTAAATTTTGGATTTCAAGTGCTAATTCAGCCTTCAGGAGCTCCAGTCTACTGACTTTCATTTTCAGGTTGTATGTCCTGAGCCACGAATTTGTCTTAGGGCTAAAATCTTTCTCTTTTACAGCTTTTTCAGCCTTCTTGGCAAACTTCGTAACGTCAAATTCAGAAGCTTTTTTCATAGCCTCTTGCTTGGTTAGACCTTCTTTTTTAGCATAAGCTAGATAAAATCTGTCTATTTCTGATTGCATGCGGTCAAAAGACTCTTGATAAAGTTGAGCAAGTATCTTATCTCTATCTATATCCCGCTTTATCAACTCAGCCTGCGCCTTACGTTCGGCATTGTAGCGTTGGTTACTAATCGTCTGCTTGCTTGTCATCTGACTTACCTATAATCTGGCCAATTTCACTGTCACTAGCTCCGTTTTCTTTCAAAATTCGTGCTTGCTCAGTCTTGTAATCAGTAAAGCTAGCGCTGTTCATCAAGGTCTCTTGAGATAGATTGCCGCCCGCTTCAATATATGCCTTGATTTCTGTCCAAACATCTTGCGGGATATTCGGGTGGAATGTAAAAGTCAGCTTGTTCGCTTCGATAGCAGGCTTGTTGATTGCCTTGTGAATGTTGCTGATGAGCTCGTACCTGCGACGCAAAGCTTTAGTAAAATAAGCTTCCTTGTCTTTCCGGACTTGCTCAAGACCGATCATCTTGTAAAGCAGAGCAATCCCTGATTGCGTTGAATTAAAACGATCATCTTCGAGATTCGGAATGCGACTAAACCTGTGGATATCGTTGGCCAAGCGATTTTTGTAGGCTTCTGTGCCTTGCACGTCGTATTGCTTGTAGATATATCCAGCATCTGCGCTTGTTTGCTGCCCGTTTGTGCTTACTCCTGTTTGAAGCAGCAGCGTGTTAGCTTCTTTCATCTTTGCGGCGCTCTCGGCACTCATTCCAATGGCTTCTAAGTCACCTTTAATCAACAGCAAAGCATCATTTAGGTCGCTCATATAATTCGCGGTATCAGATTGACCTGCGTCGTATGCGTCAATTAGAGAAATTTCACTCTCATAATCACCCATTCTAAAGCGGTTGTTCCACCACTCGACGACTGGTACATCCTTGTATTCGTGCTTCTTTTCGGATTCGACAATCAAATTGATCGAATTGACCGAAAACGGCTTATAAGAGATAATTCTATCTTTTGTGTAGACAGTAGCAGAAACCTTATCTGCAAAAATAGGCAAATGCACAGCTGCAATGATATTCTGCTCGACCGTCAAATCACGAATAACAAACATTTCAAGTGGGCTGATCAAAACAACCCTGTCCACATTGTCTTTATCCCTGAAATGATACTCAAATGCTCGGCCATAAACTGAAGCGTCAAACGCAAGGTCGCTATTCAGAGAATTGATGTCGTTTTGCCACTCAATTTCTTCAATGACTTTCAATTGCTCTTCTTCTGCACCTTCTAAAATCCCGACCGTGACCGGATTCCCAATGACATAGCTTGTTGCAAAGCTCGAGATATAGCCACCCCATTTATGCCGGACTCGGTAGTCCGCTTTTTCTTTGTCTAACCGTCTGCTGCCAGCTAAGATACTATAATTGTCACCCTGCGCATACGAAGCCAGCACTTGCAACCTTTTTCTCTGAAGATTAAAAAACGTTTCGATCATGTCCCGAAACGCCTTCTTGCCATCTTCTGTATTCAAGAGCCCGTCGCTTGAGCCATGCCTAAACTGCTCGTTTGACAAGCTACCAAAACGCAAGCTATCCGACCTTGCTTTAGTAGCCGTATCTATTCCATGTTCGAATTCGTTTACTTTATCCACTTTCTACCTCCTAAACATTTTATTGATTTTGCTGATTGCTCTGTCTACATTGACTTCCTTTTTAGCTTGGAAGATTCTATCTTGCAAAGCGTACCTAATAGCATCAATGCAGTGGTTGTAGCTATCCACTGGCTCATTGATGTACTCATTTGTCTTCTTGTCTTTCTTCCAAGTGTAATTTTCCAGCTCTTCAATCAGCTTCACACACCGCTCATCAACTATCCAGTCGTACTGCAAGAGATACTGGATCCCTTGCATGACTGATCCAGGACCTTTCTGCACATCGATAACTCGAGAGATTCCAAGATTTCGCAATTCCTGGTTTGATTTCTTTTCAGCGCTATCCGCTCTGATTTGCTCTTTGGCATACCCAAGGGCCTTAATACTTTCTGCGATTTTGTCATTAGTCAAATTCTTTCTAACAAACTCTTCAACTACATAGAGCTTTCTGTTCTCATCATCAATCCTGATGTGCATCAAAGCTGACGGGTCGTTGATAAAGCCGTAGTCAAGACCAAAATAAGCCGGCAGATGCGCCAGCTCGTCTTTGTTTAATAGCCGTTTCTCGTACTTTGGAAATACCAACTTGTCGAGCGTTGCAAACTCACCCAAAGCGTAAATTTTGTAGTACGCTTCGTTCCTGTTGGCCAGTTCCTCGATGTTTTCAATCGTGACCCGATCTAAGAATCGATTATCCTTGTAGGATGTGTGATAAACAACCGTATTTTTTGGCTTCTTAACAAAAAAAGCGTTGTAGGTCCAATTGACTTTCGAAACCGGGTTAAACATCAAGAAGATTTGCTTTTGCTTGTGTTTCTTGTCCCTGAGACGCAAAGTCAGCTGCGTGTAGTCGTCCAACGTAAACTCAGAAGCCTCTTCCATAACTACGTCTGAAACACCTTTGATTGACTTGATCTTCTCTGGGTTATCCAATCCCTTGAAGATGAACTGGGCACCGTTTGGCAGCTCGATTCGATATGCTGAGTTATTGACCTTGCACTTGTCGAGCAACTGCCAATTATCCAAACACTGTTTTACATCCTCGAAGATTGAATCGTAGACTGTTGAGCCGACTTTCCGCAGAAAAAGGATCTTGCGCGGATATTTCCAATCCTGACAAGCCTTAAAGACCACCTTTTGGATAACACCGTGGCTCTTGCCAGAAGAGGCTCCGCCATAATGAACCTCGGTAAAGGTTGAATAGTCCGTCAGCTTGTCATATATGTGCTTGTTGAAGACCCTGCTAGGATAGTCAATGACTATTTCGATTTTGGGTCTACTCTTCGTCAGCATCCCACTCACCTACTTTGATTTCGATAGTGCGTTGAGTGATATCAATATTATTTTGATACATACCTAACGTCTTAGCGTACTTGTCTGATGCTGACAACATTACAGACAAGTCAGGAGGGACTTCTTTGACGGACTGATAGCCCTCTCCATCACCAACAAGTTTGACGTCTTTAATCTCACGTCTGATAATTTTTGCCCAAAATTGCTGAATATCAACCGAATTAAGCAAAGAAAGCTCCGTCCTGCGCTCATCAAAGGAATTTTTGAGTTTTTCAACGACTGGTGGGATATGTACATACTTTTCCATACCTGCTAACATATTATGAGCTGTCTTTCCTGCACTTTTCTCACTAAAACCAGCTTCTTTTGCTGCTTGCGTAGCGTTTTGAAAACCATTGGCCATGTAGTTGAGCACAAAAGATTTCTGTCTGCTTCGAGAGGCTGGCCAGTCTGACATCAAATCATTGGCCACTGTTTTCAATTCTTCAATTGCTAGTTTTTCGCGTTCATTCATGACCACCTCTCCTTTCGACAAAATAAAAAGCCACTCGTTGAGTGACTGTATGCGGTAAGTGGGTGCCTCCCCCACCAGAGCCTTATATAGCGCTACTTTATCTCTGTCCTACAGGTTAATCAGCCTAAATCTAATTACCGCCCTATACCTCTATCGCGATAGCTATTCGCAGAGACATAATGGAAACAGCAGGATTTGAACCTGCGACCAAACCATCTCAAACCTAGGACTTTCAACGAGATGGAGGAATCAAACCTTATGTTTCCGAAAAAATGAGAGGGGAGGACTCGAACCTCCAAGGCCATTACAGCCCCCTGACATTACAGGTAACCATCTACCAATTCTGAGACCTCTCTTCAATTCTTGATACTATCATTCTAACAGATTATCGTTACAGTGCACATCAAGATTATTTTGATTAGCACATATTCTCAAGATACTCTCAAGATAACTCAAGATATTCCAAAAAATTACAAATTATTCCAAGATGTGCTCTAATTCGTCCACGGCATTTCTGCGCATGTTGTAATAAGAGCTTTTGCTGATAGCTAGCTTATCACAAATATCATCAACATACATCTTGGTAATGTAAGTCATCCTGAGAATAGACCTGCTCTTTGGATTTTTCAGCTTGTTGATCATCCTACCTAATTCAAGTTTCCTGTTAATAACTTCCTTGGTGTCCTGCTCAATCGCTTCTTTCATCACGATGAGCTGGGTGTAGACATCATCAACTTTTCTAGTTTGACCGCCTTGGACTTTTACATCTGACCACTTGGGACTTGAGAGCAAACCAGCCTCAAGCTCATTGATTTCGTCAATCCTGCTCTGAATGTCCATATCAAGATTTTGCAATTCGTTTAAAAGCTCTTTAGCTTTGCTCACTCTCTGTCTCCTTTATGATATAATAATCTTATTGGAAATTTAGCTGAGGCAGAGAGTGTCTTGGCTTTTTTGTTTTAGTAGCTGTTAAGTATCTTGAGGGTCTCCTCATAGCTAAGATTTACTTTGACCTTTTGCTCATCGTATGCTCCTAAAAATCTTGGAATTCTGAAACGAATGATTGTACAGCCATCATGATATCTAGTGACCGTGTAGACATGTTTGATTAGTTCTTTTCTAAAAGAAACGTTAGGTAAAACGACTAAATCGGGTAAAGTCACATCAGAAGGCTTTTCTTGCTTTTTTATTTTTCCTGAATATGGATATTTTTTGGTCTCATTGTTTATCCCCTTCCTTATTCTCTAAAACGGCATCTTGTATAAAAGTATTACCAATTTCATAGCGCATGTATTCCTCAGCTGTCACTTCAAATGTTTCTTCAATTTGCTTATTACCTGCATATCCTGAAACGACCAGAATGTATTTTCTTTTGGTTCTGGTTGGCACAAGTACCGAACTTTTACCATTCATAACAGGTATGAACGTTGTGTGAGGTTCATCAATGTACTTATCTACCACTGTCCCACTCGAAATCTGGTGACATGCTACGAGTAAGGATGCGAATAAAACAATACATAGGATTTTAAAATATCTCACTCCTTCTCCTCCAAAATATCTTTATTTTTATATATGTTTCCGATGATTACGAACGCCACCGAATTATCTTCTAACAGCTCTACCATCGGGACATCTTCATCATCTTCAAAAACATGGAACATCAAAATACCTATCTCGCTATTCTGGAAAACTCTTGCATTTATTGGCGTTCCAGTGTCGTCCACTTCTATCGCAATAACATCCCCCTCAAAAATCTCCTGACCATTCTTGTCTTTCAATCCTGCTGATTGCATGAGTTCGATTTCGTCTGCTTCGCGCATAAAGGTGATGCCGTCACCGATAAAATCCAATCGGTCTCTATCCCAATGAATTTCATCAGCATCGATCATTTCTCTATCATTTTTGAGCCACGCTCTAAATTTCGGAATTAATTCTTGTTTATTCGTTCTCAATTCCTGCTTATTCATCTTCCTGTTCCTCTCAAATAATCAGGGATTTCATCCCCTACACTCAAGCTCTCGTATTGCTCCTTGGTCACAAGGAATTTTCCATAAGCACCAGCGGTCACCGTGTACCGCCCCTCTATGATTTCCTTGTCCGTGATTCTGCCGTGCATCTCTGCGCCGGCACTGTCCACTTTGTGGATGATGATAGGCTGCCTCTGCTCCAGCTCTTTTATGCGGATACTCTGCCAGACGTTCAGTCCAACAGAAAACACAAACAAAATTGCGATGAATCGTTTCATTTGACCTCCTTTTCAATCGTGATAGTAAAATCACGATCATTTATATTTAAGGGCAAAACTACCCCTGTTTTTGAGTCGTTTTTTAGCAAATCCAATACAATCTCTAAAACTTGCTTACCTAAAATCAATTGCGTCTCTAAAATATTTTGTGATTTATCCATCGCTCCGCTTCCTCAGCTTATCTTATGGCTTTCCAGGCCTCCGAATTCCTGACCATAATTGACAAAATAAGAGCCGATCAGGATTGCGTCAGCTTCATCGTCTTTGACACTCAGGTCGAATTCATCGGAGACCTTAGCAACGGCCTGCAGCTTCATTGATTTTTTACTTCGGTCTTTGTAGCTAAACCTCCAGTACTTGCGCCACGTAGAGACATTGACGAAGAATGCATTGTCGGCAATCAGTCGTCCAAGAATAATTCCTGTCACAATTCCGATGCTGATCATAGATTGTTGATTCGGTCCCATGACTGAGTTTTTCTCGACTACGATTGTCTCAAAAGGGCAATCGTATTTTTGTAAGGCTCGTGATTGGACCGCTCGCAGTTCGCTGGCCATGAACCGCCCACGCTCAAAAAACGACTTGCTTTCATGTTTTAAGACACCACTCTGGACGAGGTCAGAGCCGTGAAATACGGCCCATCCTGTCGCAGTAGTTGAAATGTCTAACGATAATGTCAGAGATTTCATTGCAGTTCTCCCTTGATACCACAAAGATCAAAGAGATTCCGCTTGTTGTTCTCGATGAACTCAAAGAACTTCTGAAGTTCGGATAAGTGGCGTTTTTCTCTCTTGACTCCAAGGCTCGTATGATACTCTGTCGGCGTTTTCGGTGTTACCCTGATGTCTAGCCAGTATAGAGGCTCGAAAACATCGCCACTCGTATCAAGAGAGGCATCTGCGTCCGTATTCCTGAAATGCATCTGCATATCATATTCAATTTTGTTTGTGATCGTGATGTTCTTATCTACGATTTCGAGTGTGATAGTTGTCCCTGGGATGTCGATTTTATTTAGCATTTTTTACTTCCTTTTATTTCAATTCCTTTGCGATAACAGCAATAACATTGACTGTCACGCTATTTCCTGCTTGTTTGTATAGTTGACTGTTGCTGTTTACTTCTTGAGCTTTATCAAAAGCCCAATCTGGAAAACCTTGTAACCTCCAGCATTCACGAGGTGTTAGCTTTCTAATCCTAAAATCAGGCTCAACCACGCCTTGACTCTCTCCAGTTAAGAGAGTATTGGCAATTTGCTTACCAACTCGCCCTCTGCGTGTCTTGGAGTTAGGATGTGATAGGTTCACGCTATCGCCAATTTCTGCCTCTGAATAGCCTTTTTTGGTTGCTTCTTTAATTAAAACCCCGTGTCTATCTTGTGCCGTTAGTGTAAACATAGGCTCGCCATCTGTTTTGAACCGTCTGCCATTTTGTCTTTTATCTGATTGGTCAGGTGTCAGGACTGGAATGGCTATTTTCTGCCCCTCTCCCTTGTTCGTTGTGAGTGTAGGGGCTAGACCGTCAGCTTGATAGACTTCTCCATTCATCCCCCTTCCGGATTTATTGATATTACCAATAGAGCTCACTCTCTGCGATTCACTTTCAATAATGTACGATCCGACCCCTTGACTGTTTGGGTATCTGGTTGTAAGGGTATTTGTTGACAGTTTCTGATGCTTATCAACTTGTTTGCTAGCGCTTGAGAGAGGAAAAATTCTTCTGGTACATTCTCCTCTAAGATGTCCGATAATGAACACACGTTCCCGATTTTGGGGGACTCCGAAATCCTTGCTGTTAAGCACTTGCCACTCAACATCAAACCCCAATTCATCAAGCGTGGTAAGGATTGTGGTGAACGTCCGTCCCTTATCGTGATTGAGTAGGCCTTTAACATTTTCAAGAAAAAGAAAACGTGGTTGGATTTGTTTGGCCGCTCGAGCAATCTCAAAGAATAAAGTTCCTCTAGTATCTTCAAATCCCAATCGTCTTCCTGCGATTGAAAATGCTTGACAAGGGAATCCCCCACAGATGACATCGACTTTCCCTCTAAGTTTTTTAAATTCGTCATCTGAAACATCTCGTATGTCATGAAATTCAATTTCTCCTTCCGTTTGAAAAATGGACTTATAAGATTCTCTAGCAAATTTATCAATCTCACAAAATCCAATACACTCGTGTCCAACACTTTCCATTCCTAGTCGAAAACCACCGATACCTGAAAATAAATCTAAAAATTTCATCCTTTTGTTTTCAAAAAAACGCGACTGCCTCTGTTGTTGTGAGTTTGGCTAAATACGGGCAGTCGCTCGTCCAAGGTCACATGACCTTTACTGACGTTTTCTAGTTCGCTTTTATCGTGGTTCCCGGCACGTTGTTTTGAGTTGTTTCCAAAATGGAAATAGTTGGTTTTGGGTTATTTCGACTCTTCAATCGCAAACATATCCTCAAATTCATCTGCCTGCTCTTTAAATTTCATCGGGCTGTTTGCCTTAAAATAAAATCCATTGTCATCCAATTCCCCTCTAACACCCGTCGCCCAGGACAAGAAGATCGCTTTTTGACAATCAGGGCAATTCATGAATGTAAAGTAAGATGGGACCTTCCACCGCTTCACACATCCACAAAACGGGCATTGTAAATCGGCATCTACCTTCTCGCTTGGATTCTGCGGAATCGCTGTACTTCCGCTAAACTTAGCAATCAGCTTGTCTGTGTCTAACTCGATATTGACAGGCTTAACTTCAGCCAGCCCTTTTTCATCGATTCTTAAATCGGCATCTGTGTTCTCAGACTCTGTCTGACTCAAATCCTCAAGGATTTCGTCAGATCCTGTGACCATCTGATAGGCTTTGAATAAGGTTTGATAATCAAGTCCCTGCGCTCGCTCAAAGCTCAATTTAATATCATCTTGTTCAATATAGATTTTCATTCTTTCCTCGCTTTTTCAAATTTAATAATCACTTTCAATCCAGTCGCTCGCTGAATTTCATCATCCGAAGCATTTTCTTTCAGTAGCTTCAACGCAACATCTTCCATGCTACGAAATGAGCCGATGTACTCATCGTATTCCCTGCATGTCCCGCAGTAGTCCGGTTCTTCGTAGTGATTCAGAGTGTACCAACCGCCTAAATGATTTTCGTAGAGATAGATCATCAAGCGCCTCCGATCAAATCATTCAAACTTACCACCAAATCCAGCTTCTTCTGGCTACGGCAGTAATCGCAATGTCCGCATTTCTGAGGTTTGACTTGGCCTTGGATGACTTGCCAGACGTGCACGATATTCTGCTTGATACCAGTAAAACCTTCTTCAAGCCACTCCTCGTCAATTTTCAGGATTTCCTTGTCGGGAACTGCTTCTTTGCTGACCGCGACAATCAGAGGTCTAAAATCCTTATCTAACATCTGCTTCAGCAACTCGCGGTAAAGGGCTAGCTGCCCATGGTAGCCAAAATTCAAAATGTTGTTGACGGCAGCTGGAACTCGCATTTTCAGCTCTGAGTTCCATTCTTCAGCGTAAATAGATTTCATGGTTTTCAGATCCACGAAGTATCCACGGCTTAGATTGATGCTATCAACCTTACCTTTCACCGGCACTCCTTCGACAAAACCAGTCACAATCATTTCCTTTCGCACGTCGTCGTCAGAAAATCCGTCATAGAGCCGCTTAAAGCCTTCATCGCTATCCAAAACATTGATAACTTCTTCTGCTAATTCAAAGTCTTTTAGCAGACCATAAGGCTTTCTGCTAGAAAATAACGCTGACTTATTCTCCTCTTTGAATTTTTCGTGTGCCTCGAGACTTTCAAAACGACTATGCACATAATTCCCAAAAATAAGAGGTTTTTTGTCTCGTTTATCCTCCCAGCGACCTTCATCTATCGCTAACGCTCTAGCTTCGCAGGCTAAATACTGCTTCATACGCGAGTTCGATAACCAAGTTTTATCTTCGTAATAATTTTCTTCAGTTAATTTCACAAGTTCCATCTACTTGCCCTTTCTAAAATCGATTCTAACCCCTCTGATTTTGTCTCTACGCTATTTTATTGATTGGCTCGATAAAATAATATATACCGAATTTTCAAAATGGCGCAGAGAGCGTTTTAGAGGTGTTAAGAAAGGTCTTCTAAATTATCAAATAGATTTCCTTCGCTCGCTGTGATTTCTCCTGTTTCTGGATCGACGAAATCTGCAGCTAAATTTTGGGTATCATCTTCAAGAGGTGTAACATCTTTAGCTTGTTCTTCCTCTGGAGCGCTCAGCAAATCAGATAGATTTTCTGGCTCTTGAGGTGTGATGTCCTTTGCTCTCTTCACTTCGTTTACATTCGAATCCTCGTTATCAGCCAGAATGGCCTTTTGCAATTCGATCGAAAGCGGCGCATACTTGCTCAAAAGCTCTTTTATGAGCGTTTTTTGAGCCATGGCGTCAAATTCAGTTTTCCAAGGTGTTCCTGGTTTAAAATCGCCAGTTTTCTTGTCGTAAGTTTTGGAATATTTTTGAGCATGTGCTATGACCTTTTCTTTTTTCCAGAAAATCATCTTTCGGAATCCATTGATCAATTCCAGGCTTGCAAAATATCCTTCAACCTCTCCGCTATCAACTTGCTCATCCGTTAGATGCAATGTACCGTAAACTTTGTCGTACCGCAAAAATTCTTCTTTGTAGACAACATCACAGTTTATATTCCTAATTTGTCCGCTTCGTTGAGCCAATTGAATGAAGCCTTTATAACCCATCTGGAACTGGGCTTCATTTATTTTTACCCAAGTATTTCCGCGCTTCTCGCTTCTGTTGTAGGGCACTACATACGCCATTCCAAGGCTTGGCTCAATCGGCAGCTTCAAAGTCGCTGCTTTCATAGCCGCGTTCATAATACTTGTATTTGTGGCTTGGGCCAAATAACTATTGTTGTTTATAATCGATAGCAGACTTGCGACAAATTGCGATTCACTCCCGTCTAATACCGACTTAAATCTTTCTAACGCTGCTGGGCTTTTAAATGCCTGTTGCGGTGTTAGTGTGTCAAATTTAGCTATTTCATTCGTCATTTTTGTTTTCTCCTATGTATTCATATCAATTCTGCGTCTAGAAATACTGTTCAGGGCATCTAATTCATTATTGTAGTCTTGAATAAGTTGCAAATTCCTGTCAATAAAACGCTCTACAACTTGACCTAAAAGCTCTTGCGTTGTCACACCTCTTAGTTCAGCAAGAAGTCTGATATATTCTTTTTGTTTTTCAGAGATCTCTGCTCTTATAAATGACTTCCCTTTGCTGGCTATCTGTGTCATTTTCTTCTTCCCTTCGTCTTCTTCAAATTCCAATTTTCACGCTTCAGGCGCTTGTTTTCACTTTGTAGCGCTAGGATTGTGTCCTGTTGCTTGTTGATGATCTGACCGAGTTCCTTACCTAAATGAGCGTAGGCTCTGCGCCATTTGGCGATTTCTGCTTGTAATTCCTCGATCATACATCATCACCTACATAGACCTCTTCGCTCCCGTTCCAGACCCAATTATCTGGATCGGGTCGTTCTGGTTTCTCGATCGGTGGCTGCAGCATTTCGTTGTCGTAATTAAACATTTCTAGCATTCACTATCTCCTCGTACTTCTCCCAGAGCTTTTTCAGCTCTTTTACAAATTTCACAGCATCGTGCTCCTTGTACCACCTCAGCCGATTTCGCTCATTGACTGAGACGTGATAAAGCAGAGCAATTTCAAGTTCTGGTATGGTCATCACCCCAGCCCCTTCACCGTAAATGACTGATTATCATGTTTGCGCACTTCAGCCATTCTTTGGTTTTGCTCAATCATGTACTCATTTTGCGCCCAAAGGACATATCTAGCTTGCATTTCAAGCATTTCCTCTTCTTTTCGTTTTTTTTCGGCTTTACAATGGTCAATGTAGGAACCGACCGCACCAGCCGAAAAGAAGAATACAATCATCATCACGCTTCCTAGAAATTCACTCATCTGCCTCAATCCTTCCTCTGATTACTCTGTCTTCCTGCTCCAGATGAACGATACGCACAGCATTACGACGCATGCTATCCCTATTATCATTTATCTGATATTGCAGATCCTTCAAATGATGTTCTCGCTCAATATTCGTTTTAACTAGAATTACAACTAAAAGCATAAAGACACAAAAGATTGTAAACAATCCTAATTGTAGATTAGCGATTGTGTCTCTCATTGCTCTGTTTTTAAATTCTAGATTTTCGATTTCTTTTTTTATTGCCATTTTTCTCCTCAACTTCTCACAGCCGTACGTTCCCAATTTTCGTGATACCAGTCAATAACTGCATCACGAGGAAATTTGTCACGTCTCCCCTCGATTCGAGGAAAATCCTTGTGACAATTAAACCGCTCGTCAAATGTTCCTGTGTCTCTCGTGCCCAGAAGCATTTCTGAGCATTGAGACTTATTCAGCTCCATCGGAAAGCGCCTTGTTTCGTCGGTCACAATCGTCATGACCTTAAGTGTTCTGTCCATCAATCCAGCTTCGAACTGGTCTAATAATTGATTCATTAAGTCATTCATGGTATAATCCTCTCGTAGAATATTTTGATTAGCGCCTGATTGCCGTCAGGTGCTTTTATGTTTATAAATTTGAAATTCTAATAAGAATTTCTTCCAATTCCTCTTTGCCATTGATGTAACCAATCACGTCATCGGTTATTCCTGAATCGTAATCTAAATCCCACAAACCCGATTCCTTGTTATATTTGACAACTGCTAATTCAAGCCCGTAAGAATACTTATTGTGAATTACACTAGCGCCATATCCGTTAGCAAAATGGTATTCATGCCTTGGATATTGAAAAAAGCTATTTGTGTGTTCTGTGAATTCTTCAAAAGGTATTTCAATTTTAGGAATTTTGTATCTCTCCATATGCTATCCTAACTCGTATAAATTCCGCCGTTTTTGGCAAAGGTTCGTAGTTCATGCATCTTTCTTGTAAACTGGTAGTCGCTTGTAATCAGCAACCGTTCTTTAAGCAGGGTTGATAGCCCGTAAAATTGGCTTTCAAACTGTGCGATGGTCTGCTTGCGTTCCTCAGTAGTCACTTGCTGACGAGGAGCGCCTTGATTTTGTGTCATCACTAAATTTAAACGCATTCGTTTTCATGTTTCCTTTCGTTATTCTATCCACTAGGCTTTTCTCATAGAGTTTCTTCAAGTGAGCGCCGCCGTAATTAGTTGTGATAATTGTATTCGTCCTGTTTTCGAGTATTTGATACAGGACTTTCTGCACCCAGCTATTACCTTGTTTGATATCATCACCCACGCTTGACTCTTTGCCAATATCGTCCAGTATTAGAAAATCGACTTTCTGCAAGAATTGGATTGTCTGTCTTTCTTCCCACTTTGAATCCTTATATCTAAAAGCATCCTTCATCCGTGAGAACAATTCAATCGTTGGCATATACACGACCGAGCGTTTTAGCTGAAACTTTTGGAAGCTCTCGTTTAAGGTTTTAGCTATCCCGACGGCCAGATGGCTCTTGCCAACTCCGGGCGGTCCAGAGATGATCGTATTCCCCTCGTATCGCTCTTTCACATAGTCCAGAGTCACGCGCTTTGCGAAATTAACAGCTTCAGCGTCCTGGTCTGTATGAATTTCAAAGTTTCCAATTGTCGCATCTTTCAAATCGTTCGGGATGATACTCTCTTGCATGAAGAGCGAGTACGACCTCGTATCTCTGATTTGTGCTTCAGCCTGTGCCAGCTGCTCGCTCGCATTGTCATTGATTGTCTCTTGCATGCACTCTGGACAATAAGTCAACACGTTCTTTGTGCAAGGATTGACCGAGCGCCACATATAGACTCCAGCGTGTTTCTGGCATTGTTCCCTCAATGTCTCGATTTGAGAAGCTCTAGTCTGTAGCTCTTTGCTCGAAAATGCTAGCATAGATTCTCCTCTCTAAAATCCCAGCTGCGGATCGTAGCCATCATCAGACAGCCTTGATACTCCTGATGTACTGTTAGATCGTTTAGGTTTCTGTCTATTTTCGACTAATTCGACTGTCACAAGCCCTTTCTGCTTCCAGTCTCTCAAGATGCTGCTGAGATACTTAAAGTAGGGCTTACCATTGCCAACGCATTCCTTGATGGCTAGTTTGATAACCTCCTTGCTATGGTCTTGCAAAAAGTCTTTCAAGTCCTCAATCTCAAAAGGGGTTGGGAATCTACCAAACTCCGAAAGAATCCAATCATGAACAATTCCCAAGTCATTTTCTGCGGGTGCGTCCTCTATACTATATAAAGAGTTATCACCAGCCCCATCTGGTTCAGTAAGTCTTGATATATTAGTCTTGATATTATCAGTCTTGATTGTGTCAACTTTTTTTACTTCTTGAAGTAAAGTTTTTTTACTTCCGTGGTCAACTTTTTTTACTTCTTGAAGTAAAGTTTTTTTACTTCCAGAAATATATAAACGATTCGGCTTATTTATTCCTTGCCTAACCTCTCTAAGCAATTGCATATCAGCAAGTTCTTTCTTTGCCGATATGATTGTAGGTTTACTGCAATTAAGCTTTTCCATGAGCTGCTCGTTCGTAAAGTAAACGAACACGTCCCCTTTTTCATCAAACCATTTATTTTGAATTGATAAAGTGCGCCTATCGAAGAGAAACATATATATCTGCTTAGCTTTGTCACTCAGTGCATTGTAAGGTGGTTCATACAGCCATTGTGGCATCTGATAAAAAGCATTGTTTTTGACTTCGCTTATTTTCAATCATTCTTTCTCCTCTCTAGCTGACCACGTTTCGTGGTCTTAAGTCTGAAAAAATTTCGCCAATATCTTTTTCTAAAATATCAGCGATGATAAACATTTCGTCTGATTTAAAAGCACGTTGTCCCTTCTCCTTCTGACGATATGCCGTCTCAGAAATTCCAAGTTTTTGTGCCAATTCTTTCTGTGTAATGCCTTTTTCTTTTCTTAACTGATAAAGATAAATTTGCACGTTCCTACCTCCTTATTTTTCTATTTATTCCTCGCAATTCTGCTATAATGTAGTCAGAAAGGAGGTGATGTTATGGTTGATGATGTATTTTACAGTCGCAACAGAGCTATTCTAATTGATAAAATTAACGACACCATTCGCAATTCAGGTTTGACAGACGATGAAAAAGTGACTATCGTTAATCAATATCTTAAAAAGATGATTGCAAATCACGAAGTTGAGATACAAGCTCTGATGGAGCAAATTCCAAATCGTAATCTGTAATATCTTCTCTGAAGAGTTCAGCCAACGCTTTCACTCTTGGTTTCATGTCTTTGCTAGGATTCGGAAAATCCTGCTTGATAAGTTGTAAATGTTCGATTACGTCCTTGACCCTTTTCGTTGACGGAAGGGGTCTTATTGCTTTGTACGGATATTTTCTTGGTCTCATATTTACCTCCTTATTTTAATTCATCTATGCTGATTTCTAATGCATCAGCAATTTTGCAAATATTTGGCCAAGACAGATATTTTACCTTTCCTGTCTTTAGGTCAGAAAAGAAACTGCGATTAACTCCAGACATCTTAGATAATTGATTGCCGTTCAAATTTCTTTCCTGCATGATTTTATTTAATTGTTCCCACATTTCCACACCTCGTACACTATATGTTGTGATTCGAATGTATTTATCTAACAACATGTTGTGCGTTTCTGTTATCTATGTTATAATCATTCTTGACTAGGACCTCTCACCGTTTTAGTCAAAATTTCAACAGAAAGGAGAGAAATATGCAGAGAAAGTATGTTGCATCTACTAATGTTCGTAGTGTTGGTTGGCAGGACGGAATCTTAGAAGTTGAATTTAATAACGGTAGTATTTATCACTACCATAATGTTAGTGAATCAGAGTACAGCTCTGTCTTGATTGGATCTGTCGGTTCTAATATTCATAGATTGTCTAAATACCACTCTTACACACGAGTAAGCTAATCCAGCAGAGTTTCATCAAGTGGTTGAAACTCTTTTGTTTGATCTAGATAAACTCCATCCGCTGAAATAATAATCTTTGCATGAAAATCACTATTTTTAAGAACTTTAGAATAAATCAACAAGTTTTCTAAAATATCCTTCTGCTGCTTATTGCCTTGATAAGTTGATGTTTCTTCAGGTTTTGCACTTCTAACACAATCATCAGTTACCTCGATTTTAACCTCATTAAGCCGTTTAACTGCTTCTTGGAATTCTTCGGCTTTTTTAGCTACTTCTTGACTAGCTTCTACCAATTCCTCGACATTAGAAATTTTGATGCCGATACTTAAATTCTGCATTTTGATTCCCCCTTTCTCTTTTTTGCTCTTGGTTTTTTGTTATTTCCTTAAGCTTGATTTAATTATAGCACACGTTTCGTGGGCTGTCAACACTTTTTTAACGAAAAAGCAAAAAAAGTTTTCTTTTCGTGGGTTTTATGTTATAATTTACTTACAGAAAAATAAAAAGGACTCAATCATGAATAAAGAAGAAATTGCCATTATCATAGGTGAAAATATAAAGCAATATAGGCTTCAAAATGGTTGGACTCAACAAGAATTGGGAGCTAAGATAGGGATAAGTAAAAACGCTATCGGAAATTACGAGAAAGGTTTTAGATCTCCTAAAAAGGATACAATGTTTGACTTAGCAAATGCTTTTAATATTTCAATTGATGACCTTTTTCCTCCGGTTCAAAAAGACTCGTCTTCCTCCACTTCCCCCATCCAAACCATCTACGATGAACTAAAACCACTAAGGCAAGCAAAAGTCCTGAACTATGCCGAGAGGCAACTGAAAGAGCAGAGAAACGAAGAAGATACGAAGAAAACTGAAGTCTCAGAGGACATCATTCAACTTTATAGCTATGACTACTACGACCACCCTGCTTCTGCAGGTACAGGGCAGTATTTGAACGATGTACGAGTGGAACAGATTGAGCTGCCAGTAGATATCGATGCCGACTTTGTCATCCCAATCAAAGGGGACTCTATGGAGCCAGACTATCACGATGGCGACCTAGTATTTATTCAGACCAGCGTAGATTTGACTGACGGTGTTATCGGAGTGTTTAATTATAACGGCGATGCTTATATCAAGCAGCTTGTTATTGACAAAGACCAAGCTTATTTACACAGCTTAAATCCAGTCTATAAAGATATGCCGATCACACCAGAAACAGACTTCCGAATTATCGGCGAAGTCGTGGATTTGTATAGAGAGAAATAAAAAAACCACTACCTCATCAGTAGTGGCTAAGGAATAATACTTGAATTTAATTAGTTAAAAAATGTGCAACCACTGAACCACACTAAAAGCTGAGGAGGTTTATTTATGCAGCAAGAAAGCAAAGCTTTAGGCATTTTAGCTATTGTCTTCGGAGCAATTGCTCTGGTTGGATCGTGGATCCCTATTATTAACAATCTATCGTTTCTAATCGGTATCCTTGGTCTTGTACTTGGAGTTATCGGTCTTATTGTAAATCGAAAAAAACAAAAGACCTTGGCTATTGTTGGCTCTGTTATCTCTATTTTATCTCTCATAATCGTTATCGCCACTCAATCATTCTACTCTCGTGCAATCGATGAAGCTAGCAAATCTTATGAGTCTGCAGCAAGCTCTGTAAGCTCCTCTATCGAATCGTCACAAAAAGAAGAAGATGCGAAGTTCAATTGGACAAAAGAACAATTCGACGCTCTTAAAGAGGGTGACATTGCCAATAACGGCGCAGGCGGAACGAAATACGACGACGTTATCCGTGACCACGGCAAACCAACTGACGAAAATACCACTTCTTTTAGTGATCATGAAAGCAAAACAATCACATATACTTCTACAGGAAGCAAATTTCAATCAGTTATTTTGACCTTTGCGAAGCAAGAAGACGGATCTTTTCTTCTGACAGTTAAAATTTCAAACGGACTAGAATAAAATAAAAAGTCCCCACGCTTTGCTTTGGCCGGCAGCGTGAGGACTGAGTTAGTATAGCAAAAAGGCATTAAAAAGCCCTCTTTACTATACTCATTTTATCAGAAAATGAGGTGAAAAACAAGATGGCATACTTTAGAAAAAGGGATAATGGCTGGGAATATCGTATCTCTTACAAAGGGCCTGACGGCAAGTATAAGCAGAAATCAAAGTCAGGCTTTAAGACCAAGAAACTGGCTCAAGCTGCAGCAAGAGAAATCGAAGAGAATCTAACTGAAAATATACTGATGAACAAAGACGTCACTCTTTATGATTTTGTCAAAACCTGGTCCGATGTTTACAAGCGACCACACGTTAAGGATAAGACCTGGGATACTTACACCAAAAACCTCAAGCACATCAAGACCTATTTTGGAGATTTGAAAGTAAAGGACATTACTCCGCTTTATTATCAAAAGCGGCTTAATGAATTTGGTGAGAAATACGCCCAGGAGACCCTCGAGAAATTCCACTATCAAATCAAGGGAGCTTTGAAGGTAGCAGTCAGAGAACAAGTGATCAGCTACAACTTCGCTGAAGATGCCAAAGTCAAATCTCAGATAGAAACTAGGTCGGAGGATAACGACTTTTTAGAAGAAGGTGAATATAAGGCTCTGATAGCCTCTACACGCTCCAATATCCAGTACGTGTCCTATTTCACCCTCTACATACTTTCCGTCACTGGTATGCGTTTTTCTGAGGCTCTGGGGTTAACCTGGGACGACATCGACTTCAACAAAGGAATCATTGACATTAACAAGGGATTTGATTACTCGAAAACTCAAGATTTTGGAGATTTAAAAAATGAAAGTTCGAAAAGAAAAATCCCAATTGACAGGATCACAATCAAGACTTTAAAAACTTATAAACAGAAACACTGGCAAGCCAATATTAAAAATAGGGTGTGTTTTGGCGTTTCAAACTCGGCTTGTAACAAGCTCATAAAAAAACTGGTAGGCAGGCCTGTCAGAAACCACAGTCTAAGGCATACTTACGCTTCTTACCTGATATTCAAAGGGATTGACATTGTGACCATATCAAAGCTATTAGGTCATGAAAGCCCAGATATAACCCTAAAAGTCTACTCGCACCAGATGGAAGCCCTGGCAGATAAAAACTTTGAGCAAATAAAAGAAATATTCCTGACCGCTTAAATTTGGGGCGGATTTGGGGCGAAACTCCCACAAAGCCCGATAAATCAATAGCTTTTAATCCGTCTACCGCCTTTTTTATCGGTTCAAATCCGACTTTATACTAAGCAAGAGGCTAGGACAAAAGTCCTAGCCTCTCAATTGTCTTTGGATTGTCGAGCAAG